AACTACTTACTAAGTATATATATTTATATATAATATATTTTTTAATTAATTCATCTGGATCAAAGTTAAGTTAGCTGTATTCGGATATAATGCCATTTTCGTGAGTTTTCCCTCATGTTATTTGTTATTTGTCTTTCCATTATCAAAACTTTCACACCTAACTTATTTAGCTAACGCGTAAGTCCATTCCAACGTTGCACTCAAAAAAATTGGCTGGGTGCAAAAAATCACACCCAACCAATTCCAACTTAATTAAACGCTCTCTGCATGCTGAATACCAACTGACAACTTAGCTGGTAAATTTTTTGCATTTAATCGTGTTTTGTGTGTTAACCACAACTGCACTGCATATCCCCTCTGATTCCGAATTACGAGCTCTGGCCTAATCCAACCATCATTCTCATATTGCTGGATCAAACTTTCCATCTTCTTCTCAACCTTATCGGAATCACCAACAAATGCACTGCTCCCACCAACCAATAGAACGCTTACTAATTTACTCATGACGTACTCCTTTAGTAGAGATTAATAAATAAAAACTTTCCATTTGCTGTTTAATGGAATTTTTATTTATGGTTTGAGGGCAACCTACGGTGGATCTTCCTGCGTTCTATTGTATCTCCAAACCTAAACAAAACACTGACCCCCATGCGACACCAACCGCTCATTACCTGATAGAAGATCTACTCCCTTTTTATACTCGAGTAAGATTTTCAGACTAATTAGCTTAATATGGATACAAGTATCCTCAATAGTGGTAATGTGGTTACTGTTGGGTGGGCATAATGCCCTTGCTGTCTTCCCTCAGTCTTTTAGGTGGCGGGTTTGGTTTAAGTTATGTGTGAATATTTCACACCTACCTTGATCGTGAAAAAGTTAGCCGCTTGAAAAATAATGCTTGACACCTGAAGTTTTTGGACATTAGCCTGCGAACATGAACAGAAAGTTGACTTCAGATGAGGACATAGCGGCCTTAGTAGATTTGTTGGAGCGTGGTGCCACCTTAGGTGAGATCGGTGAGGTGGTGGATGCCTCCCCTAAGACTATTAGTCAGCGGATAACGGAGATCCAGGAAGAACATTCAGTCCTCCTCCAATACCGTGCTATTCAGTCGATGGAGCTGACCAAGCTTCAGGCTAAAGTCCTTATGGCCATTACGGATGATAAGATTAATGAGGCATCCTTATCTGAACTCGTCAACGCATTTAAGATCTTGAAAGATAAGGAACTTGTTCTTGAAGGTAAACCATCTGATATTAAAGGATTAGTCGGGTACCTCATTCAGCTAGAAAAGGAAGAAGCTGGACTAGCACACCCACCGGCAATTGAGGCTGAAGTTATTGAGGAACCCACTGATGAGAATGGAGAAAGGTTACCACGACTATGACATCACTTGACGAAATTAAAGCTAAGGGAATTGCAGCCTTTAAGAAGTTTAAGAAGATAGCTGCAATCCCACCTCCTGGCCCGCGGGTCTATGACCCACGCTTCAAGAATGTTATTGATCCCGGTAGGGATTTTCTTTTGCTTAAGAAACAGAAGGACATTGAATCCTCCTTTGATAAGCGTCTCAGTAAGCACCCTGATCAGCAGTTAAATATAGATGCCTCCACTCCACGTGGTAAGGAGGTTGCTTCTGCAATGTATCAGGATATTATAAATGAAACATCTCGTGAAAAAGCAGCGGAGCATAATCGCTTATTCAGAAAGAGACCTAAACAATCTGGAATTGATTATAGAGGAATGTAATTATGCCTAATGCAAATACTGCAGCTCGTGATGCTCTTTCTGACGCATATAATCCGGAGAAGAAAAAGAAGATACCTCAAGATGTCTTCGGTATTGGTAAAGCAATTAAGAACATCAAGAAACTCCGTGCTATGCCAAGACTCTATAGCGGGATGAAGAAATAATGTCACTCGATCCTGCCATATTACAAAAACTCCGCGTCTGGAAGAAGTCTCCATTGACCTTCGTCATGGAGTGCTTTCAGTTTAAAGAAGGCGGAGGCCCATCTGCACAACAAATCGAATTGCTGCAAGCAATGGCTAAGGATACCAAACGAATTACAATCCGTTCCGGTCATGGCACTGGTAAGGATGCATCAGCATCTTGGGTTGTCATTTGGTTCCTGGTTACAAGGCCATATGCTAAGGTAGTCTGTACCGCACCAACGGCAAGGCAGCTGGGTGATATTCTATGGTCTGAGATTAGTAAGTGGCTTAGGAGATCGATATTAGCTGATGAATTCGTCATACAGAAAGATAAGATCTATCACAAAGAAGCTCCAAAAGAGTGGTGGTGTCGAGCCATTTCCACGAGTGTTAAGGCGTCTAAGGAAGAACAAGCCGAAACTTTGGCTGGTCTACATGGAGATCACCTTCTCATTGTGGTTGATGAAGCCTCTGGTGTCCCTGATCCTACTTTTATACCGCTTGAGGGTGCGCTTACTCAACCGGATAATAAAGTCCTGCTCATCGGAAATATGACAAGGGATAAGGGTTATTTCTATGACACCCATTTTCATACTGAAATTAAAAAGGACTGGCATTGTCTTCATTGGAACTCAGAAAAGTCCACTAATGTTGACCCCGCTTTCCCTCTATATATGGCTAGAAAGTATGGACGAGATTCTGATGTTTACCGCATAAGAGTCTTAGGAGATCCACCGACTGAATCCGGGAACACCCTTATTCCGTTAGCTTGGGCCCAGCAGTGTATCGACTCCGGCATCGTACCTGGAGATGATGATCTCCTTTACCTGAGTGCGGATATCGCCAGGTACGGTGAAGACTCCTCCATCATACTTCCACGACTTGGACCGGTAATCATGCCTTGGGAAGATCATAAGGGAATTAATACAATGGATACTGCTGCACACATCTTAAGGACATATCAAGAGATGGATGCAGCTGGTTGTTGTGTAGATGAGATTGGTGTTGGAGCCGGTGTCGTTGACCGACTTGAAAAACATAATATGCCAAATCTGTACGGAATAAACGTAGCGAATAAATCGAGTGATCCTGACAAATGGCATCGGCTCCGAGATGAATTGTGGCTGACAGTTAGGGATAAGTGTATGCGTGGTTTATATAACTTCCCAAACATTGTGAGGGAAGGTGATACGCTTAGTATGGGAGAGGAATTGGCTAATGAACTTAGTTCAGTCCGCTATGGCTTTGCTGATAACTCCTCTGCCTATAAGGTGGAAAGTAAACGGCAGATGAAAGCCCGAGGTGTAGTCTCACCAAACATCGCTGATGCTTTATGCTTAAGTGAAATGTTCTATAATGTAAGCCACCGAGTATTTGCTCCAAAGGGGAAGTCAGCTAGAAAGGAAACAAGGAATCCGTCAATATATCCTGAGTTGTACCCTGATCGAAATAACAACTCTAAACATTCATGGATGGTAGTATAATGCCTACATACGAAAGTACTGAAGAACCGAAATCAAAAGAAGATGCCAATGACCTTCTATTTAAGAAGTTGACAAGGTGGCTTGGTGATTCTGAGAAAAGTACTGCGGAAACTAAGTACAGGGAAGAGGCCAGCGAAGATCTTAAATTCTATGCTGGTGATCAGGATACTAAGGAGGTTAAAGATAAACTGAAGTCGCTTAAGCGACCTGCCACTGTTTATAATGAGATTAAGCCAAAGATTGATATGCTGATTGGCTTGGGTGCTCAGATGAAGTTGAGTGCCAATGTAGTACCTGCTGGTATTGAAGATGAAGCTATGGCTGAATTGATGTATAATACAATAGCTCATTATAAACGTAAACTTAAGATGGATGTCAGGGAAGCTAAATGCTTCGAAAAAACGGTTAAATCTGGCCGCTGCTTCCTCCACTTCTATGCAGAGAAAAGTAATCCATTTAAGATTGAACTGAAAACAACTGTAATACCTGGCTACCGCTGCTACACTGACCCGGATCATCAGGAACATGATATGTCTGATGGAAGGTATTTCTTTGTTGACAAGTGGATAGATCAGGATGATATTAAGGAAATATATCCTGGCTTTGACGGTTCCGCTGCCAAATCAAGTTATGGAGATGCCATACCAAATTATCCAAAGTTCTTTAATGAGGCAGATGATAAGTTCAGGTTGGTTGAGTGCTGGTACAGGCAATATGATAAGGTTTACTGGTTCATCAACCCTATAAATGGTCAGCCGGATTACCTTCCACCAAAAGAATTTAAGGAGTTTGACAAAGCACTGAAGGAAGGAATAACAATTAATGGAGTAGTTGTTCAGCAGGATTCACTTGAATATGAAGAAGGTATTAAACGTAATATTTATTACTGCATATTCAGTGGAAGTGGAATCCTTGATATGGGTAAGTCTCCCTACCAAGGTTACTTAGCTGAGCATTTCCCTTATGTGAAGTTTGCAGCATACATTGATGATGAAAACAACTGCAACTTCGGATCAATCACGATGATGAAAGATCCACAACGTGGGCTTAATACGATGCGGAGGCAGTTAATGCATCTGCTTCAAACCTCACCGAAGGGGATTCTGATGCATGAAACTGGTGCAATCCTCAATATAGAAGATTATGAAACAAGAGGTTCTGATCCCACCTACCACATGGAAGTTGCTCGTGGAGCTATCAACCGTGTGCAGTTTGCTAAGCAGCCACATATATCTCCGATCTATGGACAACTTGATGCTACCTTCGTTCAGTCATTGAAGAATACATCTGGTGTTCAAGATCCACTGATGGGCGTGCAGACTTATTCAAGGGAACCAGGAATCACTCAACAGATTAGGCAGGATGCATCAATAGCTGTATTATATATTTTATTTAGCAATTATACTCAGTCACGGGTACACTCCACACAAATCCTCATGGCTCTAATTCAGCAATACGTTACTGAACCAGAGATCATAAGGATTCAGGGTGAGAAGGGCTGGCAATTGATGGAGATTAACTCGCAAACAAATCCGCAGAACTCTGGGTTTAATGATATAACGCTGGGTGAGTATGACTTAATAGTGGATGAAGACGCAGAGACTCGATCCACACGATTGGCTATAGCTAAGATGCTAGTCGATTTTAGTCAGAACAATCCTGGAATGATTCCGCCTGACGTAATACTTGATTACGCCAACTTACCATTCACCGTCAAGCAACGAGTGAGGCAAGCTGCTGCGGAGGCTGCTGCCGAGGAAAAAGCTCGATGGGAGAAGGAGATGGAAATCAAGTTGAAGCAGGCTACAAAGTCTCAAGGAGGAAGTGATGGGAACTGAAGAATTGGAACAAGAACAGGATAAGGGAACGTTTACACCGCTTGATGAAATGATCAAAGGCCTTGATGGCCCAGACCTGGATGGAGATATTCCTGAAGGGGAATTTGGCGATGAGGCTACGGATGATAAAGCTGAATCTGATGATTCGCAGAAGGCTGACGATAAGAAGGAAGAGGAAGCGTCTGAGGAAGATGATGGTAAAGCTAAAAAGGATGAGGATAAGGATGAAGGTGAGGCTGATGCAGCTGATGCTGGTGAGGATAAGGGGGATAAGAAAGAACCTGAACCTGACCCTAAAGATGTTGAGATCAGCAACCTTCGTGCTTCAACAAGAAAGCTAACCAAGGAGTACCGGGAGCTTAAGGAGTCATATGAAAAGCTGAATAAGCGGATCGAGGAATCCGGATTAGCTCCTGCAAAGGAAGAGGAGGGGTCAGAGGAAGCTGCCCACCTTGAAGAGGCGATGAAGATTAAGTTAGAAACTCTCGCTGAATCAATGAAGCTGCAACCACAATACGCTGATCTCGATGATGTTGTCACGGAAGAAAGGTATCAAGACACGATTGAAGGTGCTGTTGCCAACTTGGTTAAGGATGGGTATAGTGAATCCGAAGCTTACAATCTTGCCAATAATTATGTCTGGTCAAGGCCGAACCCGTATAAGTATCTATATGAACTTATAAAGGGTGGGCATCCCGACTTTGCGAAGAGCAAAGATGCTGGCGATAAAGACGCAGAAGGTAAGGATAAGAAGAAGGATGTAAAGAAAGCGGATAAGGATGTTGCCCCATCTATTGATAAAGCCCCTGGCGGTGGAAACAAAGATAAGGGTGGATGGACTACAGCTCGAATCGATGATCTTCCTGAGGACGAATTACACAAAGTGCCACCTGACGTATATGATAAGTATATGAAAGGTGAGCTTGATTAAATAATTGGAGGTTTACAATGGCGGAAACAAGATTTCTCACAAATGATGCCCAGACCAGGAAACGCTGGTCAAAGGACTTATTCAAGGTAGTCCTGAAGGGTGTTGAGTTCAATGAACTTATCGGAACCTCATCTGAGTCTATTGTTCAGATGAAGACCGAACTTGGCAAAGGCGATGGCGATGTTATCAAGATGGACATTCGTCTCCCGCTGACTGGCGAAGGTATCGTTGGTCATGATACTGTTGAAGGGAATGAAGAGAAACTGATCTTCAAACAGTTTGAAATGACCATCGAGGAACTGAACCATGCCGTACATACAGGCGGTCGTATGGATCAACAGCGTGTTCCTTATAACCTGATGATGGAAGGTAAAAATGGTCTATCCGACTGGTGGACTGACAAGCTGTCCGACCTTCTATTTGCTCACCTTTGTGGTGATACCTCATTCAGGATTGCTGGCAAGACATTTGCACAGAATCCATCAGCTCCAGACACAGATCACCTCCTGACCATGAACAGCGTGGCTGAAGGTTCTCTGACCGCGGCAGATGAAATGGATCTGACCTTCCTGGATAAAATGAAACAGCGGGCTCGCATTCCTTCTTCGGCTAATGGCTGGAGAATTCGCCCGATCAAGATCAACGGCAAAAACTACTATCGTGTCATTCTTCATGACTACGTCTTCGACCGCTTGAGAGCAAATACCAACGTTGGCCAGTGGGGTGACTTGTTACGTGCTGCTCAGAAACTTCAGGTTGAGAACGTGGAGTTTGTCTACAATGGAATGATGGTCAGCAAGTCCGAGCGAATCCGCACTTCCGGTACTGCAAACGAGTACAGGAATGTATTACTTGGTGCTCAGGCTGCCTGCGTTGCATGGGGTGGTGCAGGTGAAAGCAAAGGAACCACAATGAGTTTTGTTCCTTATGAGAAAGATGCTAAGAGGTATGTTATGATCAGAGGTGGCGGAATCCTCGGTATCAAACGTACAGTATTCAACAGCCAGGACTACGGTATCATCGTTGGAACCTCTTACGCTACCGCATTATAAGGAGGTAGAACATGGCTGATTATACACACAACGGTAGATCCGCAGACAACCTGCGGCTCGCTGCAAGCAAAACCATCATCAATCCGGCTGATGGTACGCATAATGTTATCAGGTTGCCACAGTATGCCTTTGTAACAAAGGTGTGGGTTGTTGTAACTGATGCATCTGCTGCTGGAACAATGACAGTTGGGCATATTGGCAATGGTGCAGCTGCCGATGCCGATAGCTTCATGGATGCTACATCTGCAGCAATAACCGGACTGGGAACATTCTGTTCCATTGATGATACACAGCCTGCCTCAGTTGGTAAGTGGTTTAACACTGCAGGTGGAATGATAACAATAACGACTGCTTCTGCAAATGATGGGACTTATACGATCTTTGCTGAGTACATGGTCATTCATTAAGTTACGTGTGAATAATTCACACCTAACTGTAAATATGGAGGAATTAAGTTATGGCAACAAATGATAAACGGAGAAGGGATCAGCGATCTCAAGTTCTCGAAAATCCTTACTGGCTTTCTTCAGCTGAATTTGGTTATGAAGATACTGGGGACACAGTAATATTGTTTGAGTTCCCTAATGCCGGTGAACTTACAATCGTGCATCATACTATCGTTCAGGTAACCACCCTGTTCGCAGGTGGCTCACCACTGATTGATGTCGGCCTCGGTACGGTTGCAACACCTGGAGCAACCACAATCACACCGATTGATGCTGATGATTTGATCAAGCAGGGTGATATTACCGCAACCACTGCAGGTATCTATGGCTGGGCTACATCAGACGGCTATACTGCCTGGGCTGCAGGTACCGTAACTGCTGCTACAACCGGAGCCAATACCATTGTTGGTGCTGCTACGACAGTGCCAGTTGTTTATGCAACGGTATCTGCTTCATTGACCGCAGGTGTAGCTCGTTGTCACCTGCTTGTTTCAACAATTCCTGGAACATAAGTCGAGGTCTAAGATGAACTTTGGAGATATCTGTACTGAAGTAGAGATCCTATTGCAAGACACCAGTAGCACTATCGTTTCACGCATACCTGGGGCGGTTAATGAAGCTGTACTCTTCGCAGCTGGAAAAGTGGATATCCCTAGCCTTAAAAGCTTGATCCCAGTTACAACTGTTGTTAACCAAGCTTGGGCTAGTTTACCGAACACCTCTGCTGGTAAGATATTGCATGTATCTTCATCCAATGCGAATGGAGACAGCATTGAAATCTTATCGTGTTTGGAAGACCTCCTTGAGCATAGCCCAAGCTTGGATTTTGAAGGTGATGTAGAAATGGTGGCTTTGGAAGGGGGTGTTCTGTATTATCAGAGCATTCCCTCCACACCTCAGAATCTTATAGTTCTGCACTATGCTAATCCAGAAACTTTAAAGAAAGAAGAGGACATTCCAGTAAATTTTCCTGATTTCCTTCATCGTAAGCTTTTTGTACATGGTGCTGCCTCAATCATTTATGAGTTCATTGAGGATGGCCTTGAAGCGGAGGAAAAGACCAATACGAACTGGCATACTAACCAGCGAGATAATGGTATATCAGAATTGTTTGCATGGAGAGCTAAAAATCGAAAAGGTAAAATGAGGCATCCTTACAGTGTCTAAAGAACGGAAGGTTTACTTACGAGCATCCACCGGACTCAATAATAAGGTCGATCCGACTCGGGTTGCATATAATCCAGACAATGGATTAACCGACTTAGTCAAGGCCGTAACTGTTGACTTGGATCGTACAGATCAGATTAGAAGGAGAAAGGGGTACACAGAAATTGAGTCACT